CATCAACATAGGAACAACGGCAAGAGCCGTCTTTGACTGTGACTCTGACGATGCAATAGTCGGTATAAGAATGGCAAACGTAATTACTTCCCAGATTACTGTGGACTGTTTTGTAAGAACGGCAGCAGCAGGGGGTAGTGATTTAGACGTATATCTAATAAAGAACGCACCGATACCATCTGGATCAAGTTTAGAGTTGATAGATGGGGGTAGTAAGATAGTCCTACAGAACGGAGATCAACTATTTGTGAAATCAAACACGGATGCGTCTTTGAATTGTTATGTTAGTTTTGTGGACGCTATTAGTACATAGGAGGAGTAATGCCACATATAGGTAATCAAGTTGGTTCTAGTTTTTCATCAAGACCTGCTACGCAAGAGTTTAACGGAGATGGCTCTACAACGGTCTTTACCTTAAACCAGACTGTTACTCAAGAAGACATCGTAGTAAGCGTTGACGGTGTAATTCAAGAGAGTGTAGACGCATTTACAGTGCCAAATGGCACAAACCTTACATTTACAGAAGCTCCCTCAAGTGGCACAGGTAATATCTTTGTTATTTATCTTGGTGCAACAGATACAAGTATTACGATACCGACACAGAACAAAGGCAACTTCAAGAATGGTGGTATGTTTCGAGTAAACTCACAGACGGTAGATGTGGATACAACAATTGAAGCAACAGAGAATGCAACAGCAACTGGGCCTTTGACAGTATCTTCTGGCATAACTATCACAGTAAACTCAGGAGGTAATCTAGCAATCATATGAGCAATCTTCTAGTACAGAATATAAAGCACACGAATGGCACAACGGCTCAGACTGTGGATAGTAGTGGTCGTATAAATAAACCACTACAACCATCTTTTCACGCCTACCCAAGCTCATCTACGAATTATACCTCGGCAGATGACGTTATAATTTTTGGCTCTACCTATCATAATATAGGGAGTGATTACAATACAAGCACTGGAAAATTTACTGCCCCAATAGCAGGTAATTATCTTTTTGCATGGGCTGTATATAGAGGTGATGGAGATGAATCAGCATCTATTCATTTATTGCACAACACAACAAAAAAATATGAGGGTCGAATAGATTCAATTGGTGCAGGAGGGTACGCCACAATATCGGGTTCTTTGGTTATCGCATTATCAGCAAGTGATACAGTACATTTGCAAGTAAGATATCCAACTATCCATGTTAATAGCCCTTGGTCGTATTTCTCAGGAACATTATTGAGTTAGGATAAACAATGAGTACATTAAGAGTAGACAGCATACGAGGACAGACAGCAGATGGCACGAATAGGTATGTGGTGCAGGTTGTGGAGGGGTTCGCAACTGCTATGAATATTACAAATTCAACAAGCCTTACTGCTTCTAATTTAAGTGCAACAATCACACCTTCCTCTTCCTCTAACAAGGTTTTAATTTCTGTATCTCTAAATGGTTGTTATCGTGCTGTAGAAACAGATTATCTGGTTTTTCATATATACAAAGATGGTTCTAATCACCATTCTATTTCTACTAATGTTGGGCAAAATGGAGAGAATAATTCTCATTCAGTTGCTCATTATTATCTAGACTCACCAAGCACTACAAGTGCAACAACATATACAGTATATATGAGAAGTGGGACTGGTGGGGGAAATGTTGGCATAGGAAATTATGCTATTGGTGGTGATGGTAGCACTAGAAGTACTATGATATTAACGGAGATTGCCCAATGAGTACACTATCAGTAGACACAATACAGGGTAAAACTACAGCAGGAACAGTGGCTATGCCTAGTGGCTCAGTAATCCAAGTAGTCAATACATCAAGTTCAACTGGAATTACAACAACATCAACATCAGATGTTGACACAGGAATTTCTATAAATATTACGCCTAAATTTAGCACAAGCAAATTATGGTTATTGTTCTCATCCAGATTATACATCAGTCAACATTCTAGTGAATATTTTGTAAATATAAAAAATGGAAGCACAGTTATTGGTGGAGGAGCTACGTTATTTAGTGGGTCAAGCGGAGATAGGATGGCTGAAACTTGTAACATTCAAGGTTTTCATAGTCCAAATTCTACATCTCAACTAAATTATAAAATCACACATAGAGTAAGTGCAGGAACAGGACAAATCATGCCAAATTCACACCCCTTTGATACACTTTTGAATTTTGCAATTTTGGAGATAGCACAATAGGAGAAAACAAATGACAACAATAGCAAACGCATTAACGAGTTTAGGAATTACAGAGTGGGTTTATAGAGGTGCAGAAGCAACCTCAGAAGCAGAGTTTAATGAAAGGTTTCGAAAGGTTACTGGAGCAGATGAAAATGGTTCAGCCATAGAGAGTGCAGACCCAAAAGACTGGGGTGTAACATATGCACAGGTAGCAGGTGAAAAGACACTACTGCAAAGCCGTGAGCCGATGCGATTGCTCCGTGTAGAACGAGACAGATTACTGGCAGAAACAGATTGGACTGCGTTAGGTGATGTAACCATGTCAAGTGCCATGAAAACCTATAGACAAGAGCTTAGAGACTTACCTGCGAGTTCTGATCCAAAGTTAGACAGTAATGGTAACTTAGACATGAGTAGTGTAAAGTTTCCAACTAAACCAAGCTAGGAGTAAGAAATGGCGTTAACTAAAGTTAGAGGTGGTGGAGTAGATAATCCCCTAACACTAGGGGGAGGAGCAGCGTCAGATAGGTCTATTATATTTGATGGTAATGCCCAAGACTTTCACATAGGACTAGATGATAGTGCAGATAAGTTAATTATAGGTTTAGGTTCTACACTAGGCACTACATCACATATTGTTATTGATGCTAACGGTCACGTTACTATGCCAAAGCAACCCGGTGTTAATTGTAGTGGACATGGTGGTTCAGTGTCCACTAACGCAATTATTACTGGTTCGAGTGGATGGAATGAACAAACTGATATAAATAACGATTTTAGTAATGGTAGATTTACTGCTCCTGTTGATGGGTTTTACCTAATTACTTTTGGTGTAAGAAGTCAAACTAGTGGGTCTGTCGCGTATGCTCAACTGCGAAAAAATGGAGGGGGAGGAATAGTAGGTGCAAGTGCTATTGAAACTAACCCAGTTCACGCAACAGAACATCACATGGGAGGAACGCAGACATTCTTGAGTGCTAATGATTATGTTGAAGTATATGCCGCGGGTAATGTTCACGTTGATGCTAGCGATCATTTCGCAATATCATTATTAAGTTAAGAGGAAAATATGGCAGAAGTAAAAATTACACTAACAGATACAGAATTAAAATCTCTTGAGTATGTCGCTTACTCTGTTCAAGATTGGTGCGATAACGCTATAAAAAACAGAGCAAGAAAAGCAAAAGACGAAATAATTGCAAAATTAATTGCTCACTGTAATGCTAATGGAATAGCAATAGAAACTGGGGAAGATAAACAAGTAGCTCAAGCGTATTCATTAAAATTAGTAGACACATTGAAGAATGTAAGTGATGCAGGAGGCAAATAATGCCATACATAGGAAGAAGCAGTAATTTTGGCGTTAGAACACGCTTCATATACCAAGCCACAGCAGGGCAGACATCTTTTAGTGGTTCAGATGCCAATGCAAACGTCCTCACATATATAGATTCCGTTTATTGTGACGTTTTTCAGAACGGATTATTATTAAAAAGTGCTGAAGACTATACAGCAACGTCTGGTACAACGGTAGTTCTAACCACTGGTGCATCTCTAAATGATGTGATCGAGATTATAGTGTATGACGCTTTCTCTATAGCCAACAGTTACACCAAGTCTGAGTCAGATACACGCTATCCTTTTCTTGGAAACGACAGTATAATACGAACCAACGGCAACAGTATTACGGCTGATATAACAATACCTAGTGGTACAAACGGATTGTCAGCAGGACCTATAACAGTTACAAATGCTACAATCACAGTTAACGGAGTGTATACAATAGTATGACCAGTAGATTATTAGTAGATAAGATTGAGGGGAAGACTACGTCAAGCACTGTACAGATGCCTAGTGGTAGTGTTGTGCAAACAGTTTTTCATTCTTTTAATGATGAAACAGAAATAGCAAGCACCTCTTTTACTGATTGCACTGGTTCATCGTTTACATTTACTCCAAAATTTGCGTCAAGCAAATTGATTATAAGTTTTAATGCAAGTTTTTATCTTTATAGGGATAATAATGGACAAGGAGGAACAATCGAACTAAATGTTGATGGCAGTAGGGTAGGTGATCCAGTGGATGCTACTGGTTATGAACATTATTATTCTTTAACGGCTTCAACAGTCATAAATTATTTAATTGTTGCAAGTAAAGAAGTTCAGATAGACGCATCAAACACAAACGCAAAAACAATAAAACTGCAAGCAAGAGCTTACGTCACTTCTAATAGTGGAAAAGTGGAGGTTAATGAAGCAGGAAATCACACAAGCACTATTAAAGTACAGGAGATAGCACAGTAATGGCAAGTGAACTTCATGTAGATGCAATAAAACATTCTGGTGGCACAAGTGCGATTACCATTAATAGTAGTGGAAACGTAAGTATTCCTGGTTCTGTTGTGCAAGTTGCAAGAACATATAATGCTAGTTCTGGTCACATAAGCACATCAAGCTCATCTCTTGTAGCATCTGGAATACAATGTAGCATTACACCAAAATTTTCTAACAGTTTAATTCTTGTTGATTTTAATACTACTATGTCACACACAAATTCTGGTAGAAAACTTTTTGTTAGAATGTACTTAAAAGTAGGAAGTGCATCAATAGCATCAATGTCTGGAGCTAATGACTATCATGTTGGTTATATACAGGATACATCATATCAGCCATTAAGTTTTGGAGGTTCATATACAGCAACATCCACAGACACATTAATGTTTGAGCCTTATTTTGAAGATGGTAATTCGTCTGGTTCTCCAGTATACCTTGTTCATAGTAGTTCATCTTATAGTCTAACAGTTACGGAGATAGCTCAGTAATGGCATCAATAATTAAAGTAAACACTATACAAGACGCAACGAACTCTAATACGGCTATGAGTATTGATAGTAGTGGTCGTATTCTTTACCCATCAATACCTCACATTTCTTTTCAAGGAAATCCCTCACAAGGTAATTATACGATAGGTAATAGTGAAACTATAGGAGCAACAAATGATGGAAATCCTGCTTGGGTAACTGATGAAGCATCATACTCAACTTACGGAGTATCTATCAATGATATAACTTATAACTCAGCAACAGGAAAACTTACACTCCCAATAACTGGACTTTATGTAGCATATTTTCAAATCTATAGTAATGCTGATAATAGTTATAGATTAAATATGCACCTTACTCTTTCTGGTGGGTCAGCACAAATAATATCAGCAGGACACGTTAGTAGTGGTACTGGAACAGTTCACACATCACATATGTTTAAAGCAACAGCAAACAGCACTTTACATTTTACACAATCTTCTGGTGCAGATAGAACAAACTATGGTGGTGGATATCACGAATATGGATACATTTATTTATTAGGATAACACCATGAGCAAAGCAGCAGAATTAGCAAACCTTATAGGCAACATCAACGCAGGGGGTGGTGGAGTAAACAGAAATGCCATCATCAATGGTGCAATGAACGTGTCTGCCAGAGGAACGAGCTTTGCTAGTGTATCAACTGGAACGTATACTTTAGATAGATTTAAAAGAGATTTCAGCCATGATGGAAATGTTACCATTACACAAGATAGCTCTGCACCTGAGGGTTTTGCAAATAGTTTGAAGGTAGATGTAACAACTGCTGACACTAGTCTTGCAGCAGGACAATATGAAAACATAGCACATATAATAGAAGCTCAAAATTTACAGAACCTAGCCTTTGGTACAAGTGATGCAAAGAACATTACAGTATCGTTTTATGTAAAATCAAATAAGACAGGAACATATGCTTTTAATATTTCTCAGTCAGATAATTCAAGTAAACAAGCAACTTTGAATTACACTATCAATTCTGCTAATACTTGGGAAAGAAAATCATTAACTTTTACTGGCGACACAAGTGGAGTTATAAATGATGACAATGGAAGAGGTTTGCACCTTGTTTGGTTTCTAGCAGCAGGTAGTACTTATAACTCTGGTTCAGCAAGTGCAACATTTCAAACATACGATAATGCTGACTACGCAGCAGGTCAGGCTGTTAATGTACTAGATAGCACAGATAATACATGGTTTCTCACAGGCTGTCAGTTAGAAATAGGGCAGAACGAAACAGTATTTGAGCATGAGCCTTTTGAGAGGACGTTGTCTAAGTGTCAGAGGTATTTCACTAGGATATTGGGTAACCAAGAATACATAGGACAAAATTTTGCGGGAGACACTTGTGATATTACAATATTTCTACCTACTACAATGCGTGAAAGACCATCAATTTTCGTAGAAGATGCAGTAAACACTGCAAATAAAGCTTCTGTATATCAAAGTGGTTCTTATACGCATGGGATTTCTTCAGCCATAAATACAGGACGTTCAAGAGAACACATAGTAATGATGAGGAACACTGGAACTTTGTCTCCTTCAGGCACTGTTGATGATGCTGTGCAAGTTCAATTTGATGATTTTCAAGCGGATGCGGAGCTATAAATATGAATATTACATCAGCACAATATGTTAAAGATACAATAGATGGTGAAAACCTCTGCATAATGGCAACTATCGATGGAAAAGAAATGTCTGTACCATTATCAGAAAACAACAGACACTACGCAGAGATACTAAAACAAGTAAAGGAAGGCACACTGACAATTAAGGACGCTGACTAATGCTTGGCTTTAATGCCATATCAGAAGTCTCTATTGCAGAACTCCCTGGTGCTTTTGTACCTGTATCAGGACAGGTAGGAACATCAGCTTTAGGTAGTGTTGGTATTACAGCAATAGGTGCAGCCAATCCCATAGGTGTATCAGCCACAATGGCTCTAGGGTCATTGGCTAGTGTTACAGGAACAGCTAACATATCAATCACAGGATTATCAGCCATAGGTGAGTTAGGAAACGAAACAGTATGGGGATTAGTGGTAGCAGGTGTAGACAACACATATACGAACATAACAACAGGTGCTTCACAGACATGGACAGAGATAAACACAGGAGCATCTCAAACATGGACAGATGTCATACAATAGATTATAAAGGTTAAATAAGATTTAAGGAGAAGCAATGCCAAGTACATATACAGACAACGGTGGTATAGAAAAGATCGGTCTTGGTGAAAAGGCAGGAGCTTGGGGAA